AGAGATGTGGGATGGCATACGCCTATGGCTTGATGATGGTGGCAGCCTACCCGCTAATGTAGATTTAAAGACAGACCTATGTGTCCCGACTTACAAGTTCGACAGCGCTAATAGGCTTCAGCTTGAGTCCAAGGATGACATTAAGAAAAGGGGAGGGAGGTCACCTGACTTGGGCGATGCCTTAGCGTTGACATTCTCATACCCAGTAGCAGCCAAGAAGCTAGGACATTTTGGCTATAAAGAAGAGGCTGTTCTAGCCGATTATGACCCATTTGAATAGGAGTAAGTAATATGTGTTTTGGAGGAAATAAATCAGCACCACCACCCCCACCACCCGCAGCAGTAGCATTGCCAGCAGCCCCCGCAACTGCCATTGACCCATCAGTAAAAGCCGCTAGAAAGAATGAAAAGAAAGCAGCAGCTCAACTTGCAGGACGTAAATCAACCATATTAACAGGTTCTCAAGGGGTATTAGATGAAGCTAATACCACTAAGAAAACCTTACTAGGTAATTAGGATGTGTTTTTTTGGAGGAGGCGGAGCAGGCCCACAGTCATCAGCAGATATAGCTGCGGGTGGTTACACGCCACCAGGAAAACCAACAGCACAACAGATAGCTACTCAGAATAAACAGACTGCGGATAAGAATACGATGCGAAGAGCTAATGATAGCACTTACAAGGTTGAAGGTACAAAGTCTACAAAAAAATCTAATACGACAGCAGTAGCAAGCGGTAAGAATACTATGAATGCGCTTAATGATTACAACAAAACAAACAAGAAAACCATATTAGGGAGTTAGAGAGTGACTAAAACACAACAGTACATGAAGCGATGGGGGGACATCAAGGATGAGCGTTCATCATTCTTTGGTCATTGGCAAGAGCTAAGTGATTATATCCTGCCCAGGCGTGGACGTTTCCTAGCTTCTAAGCGTAATGATGGCTCGAAGAAGAATGGTAAGATTATTGACTCAACTGGCTCAATGGCGGTTAGGACATTAAGTGCTGGAATGATGAGCGGTATCACCTCACCCGCTAGGCCCTGGTTTAGACTAGCAACACCTGAATCGTCACTTATGGAGCAGTCCGAAGTTAAGCAATGGCTGTTTAGTGTTGAGAAGCTAATGCGTGATGTTTTCTCAAGATCAAATTTATACAACTCATTGCAAACAGTTTACGAAGAGCTGTCAGTATTTGGTACTGGCGCAATGCTCATTAGTGAAGACTTTGATGATGTCATTCGTTGTTATCCATTTACAGTAGGTGAGTATGGCCTGGCTCAATCGCATAGACTCCAGGTTGATACCTTTTATCGTGAGTTTCAGTTAACAGTTGAACAAATGGTTGGTCAGTTTGGCATAGAAAATTGTAGTGATGCTGTTCGTACTCAGTTTAGAGAAGGCAAGCTCGATGCTTACATTGAAGTGCTGCACATTATTGAACCTAATTCAGCTCGTGAATACGATAAGAAAGACAATCAAAATATGCCTTACCATTCGTGTTACGTTGAGAAAGCCAGTAAGAATGACCGCAAGCTCTCAGACAAAGGCTTTGAAGAGTTTCCAGTATTAGCACCACGATGGCACGTTACAGGCGTAGACATCTATGGTCGTTCACCAGGTATGGATGTTCTTGGTGATGTCAAAGCATTACAGATTGAGCAGAAGCGTAAAGCTCAAGGTATTGATAAGATGGTTAACCCACCACTCCAGGCTCCATCTTCATTACGAGGTCAATCCGCTTCAGTTCTTCCAGGCGGCGTTACTTACGTTGATACTATGCAGGGCGCTCAAGGTGGCTTTAGACCAACTTATGAAGTTAACCCAAGGTTAGGTGAGCTTGCACAAGACATCGCTGAAACACAAGCGCGTATTCAGCAAGGCTTTTACTCAGACTTATTTCAGATGATGATGATGAGTGACCGCAGACAGATTACCGCAAGAGAGATTGACGAAAGACATGAAGAGAAGCTATTAATGCTAGGGCCAGTATTAGAGCGATTACATACTGAGCTACTCAATCCATTGATTGATAGAACCTTCAACATTATGGCTCGTAACAATTTGCTCCCACCAGCTCCTGAAGAGTTATCAGGTGTTACTTTGAAAGTGGAATACATCTCAATGATGGCACAAGCTCAGAAAGCAGTTGGTACTGGAGCAATTGAAAGGCTGGCAGGCTTTGTCGGCAACATGGCAGCAGTTAAACCTGACGTGCTAGACAAGTTTGATGCTGACCAAACTGTTGATGAGTACGCTGAAATGCTTGGCGTTCCTCCTAAGATTGTAGTATCTGATGACATCGTGCAGCAGACAAGACAAGCGAGAGCAGAGCAGCAGCAGCAAATGCAGCAGATGGAACAAGCAGCACAAGGCGCCCAGGCAGCTAAGGTTCTTGCTGATGCAGACACAGGTGGTCAGAATGCACTAACCGATGTTATTGGAGGCTTACAGTAATGGTTGTTTCAATTGATGATGCTAGGCACGCCATATGGAATCTTCAGACTAAGGACGTAGATGAAGAAGAGTTTATTCATCATCATTCAATGATCATTACTTTAGATTTCTTAGAGGATTGTGGCTTTGATAATCTTTCTTTGGAAGAGAGTCAACAAGCAAACAAAGGGTAACTTGCACAAAGTGTGAGATAGTGCAGATATGAAAAAGGAATTTAATGCGTCAGACGAGAAAAGCGTCAAGAACGCCGAGCAAAAGAACAAAAATATTCGCGATACAGAACTCGCAGACATCCGTTTACTCATGCAAAAGCAATGGGGTAGACGCTTGATTTGGAGGCTCCTGGAACAAACAGGAATGTACCGCACCAGTTTCACAGGGAATAGTACGACTTTTTTTAACGAAGGCGCTAGGAATATTGGCCTATGGCTTGTGGATGAAGTGTTGTTATCGGATACAGATATGTATTTGTTAATGATAAAAGAAAACAATAAACAAGGAGCTAAAGATGTCTGAAGATACAGAAACTTTGCTTACAGCCAACACCGAAGAGGATGGTAATGTACAGCAGACAGATAGCTCACCTGAGACAATTGAGGCAGTTACATCGCCAACAGAGTCCGAGGCGAGTGATGCTGTTAACAATGAAGAAGGTGAAAACAAATCCGAGTCTGAAGTAGCAAGCGCTCCTGAAGAATACGGAACATTTGAATTGCCTGATAATTTTGATATGAACGAAGAAACCCTTGGGGAATATCACACCTTTGCGAAAGAGAATAACTTAACACAAGAACAAGCTCAACGTGGTGTGGACATGGTGGCGCAAATGAAACAAGCCGAAATGACTCAATGGGTAGAACAGCAGAAGTCCTGGGTGGACGATGCGAAGAGTGATGCTGAATATGGTGGCGATAAGTTTGAACAAAACATTGCCGTAGCTGTGAAGGCTCGTGATTCGTTTGGAACATCCGAGTTTAATGAAATGCTTGATACCTCAGGATTGGGTAACCATCCTGAAATGATACGATTCTTGAATCGTGTTGGTAAGGCAATAAGCGAGGATAGTGTTGTCGTTGGAGGTACTTCAACTACTGGCAACCAAACTCGTGAAGCTGTCCTTTATCCATCAATGCAAAACTAATAATAATAATAAACAGGAGCTATAATGGCAACATTATCAACTACAAACCCTACTTTAGCTGACGTAGCAAAGAGGTATGATGCAGATGGTAAGATTGATACTATCGTAGAGATGTTAGCTGAGACTAATGAAGTCTTAGAAGATATGACATTCCTCGAAGGAAATCTTCCTACTGGTCATAGAACAACAATCCGTTCAGGACTACCAAGTTCAACTTGGCGTAAACTGAACTATGGTGTCCAACCATCAAAGAGTACAACTGTTCAGGTGACTGATACGACTGGTATGCTTGAGGCTTATGCTGAAGTAGATAAGTCATTAGCTGACTTAAATGGTAACACAGGTGCGTTCCGTCTTTCAGAAGACAGAGCATTTTTAGAGTCAATGAACCAAACAATGGCAAACACATTGTTCTATGGTGATACTGGTACTGACCCTGAGAAGTTTATGGGCTTATCGGCTCGTTACAACTCAACAAGTGCTGAATCAGGTGATAACATTTTACTTGGTGGCGGTTCAGGTTCTGATAACACATCAGTATGGTTAGTATGCTGGGGGCCTAATTCGCTTCATGGTATCTATCCTAAAGGTTCACAAGCTGGACTTAACCATCACGACCTAGGCGAAGTTACTTTGGAAGATGCTGCAAACGGCAAATACCAGGGTTACAGAACTCACTACAAGTGGGACGTAGGAATGACAGTTAGAGATTGGCGTTATGCTGTTCGTATCCCGAACATCGACATCTCTGCACTAACTAAAGATGCTTCAGGAGCTTCAGCTAACTTAGTTGATCTAATGGTTCAAGCAATCGAGTTACTTCCTAATACAAACCTAGGACGATGCGTATTCTACGGAAACCGCACTATCTCATCTATCCTTAGACGTCAAATTACTAACACTAGTAATGTCCGTCTATCTATGGACGAAGTAGCAGGCAAGCGTGTAATGAGTTTTGACGGTATTCCGTTTAGACGTAATGACGCTCTATTAAAAACTGAAGCACTAGTTTCTTAAGGAGGATTTATGCTTATTGATTACAACCTACAAATGTCTAATGCTCAGTCTGTAACGGCTGATGCTGCCTCGACTAATATTATCGACCTTGGTTCTGACCGAGACATTGGCCCAGGTGAAGACA